CTATATGAGCTCTATAACAAAGAGGATTAACAAAATAAAATCCTAATCGGTGACGTTATCACACGTCTAAAAGGTTAGGTATGTAGTGGGCACCTATTGGTACGGTGCCCAGAAATGAACGTGTTACCAAACTACATAAAATCAGATAAGCACTCAATTGGGTAAACCAGAGTATGTGCGCAAGGTGAGAAACCTATCTGAGACACCAGTGATACCAACGGTTGAAACACCGTAACTCAAGATGATATGGGTGTTAAGCCCCGGATAAGAATGAGTCAAATAAGGGGAATATCACGAAAGCACAAGTCGCAGCACTACGGTGGCTGCGGTATAACTAGTCTGGTTATATCGGTTCCTAATAATCCTTAAATGGTGTACAGGACAGGCTTGCGGTAACAATTAGAAGGATTGTAGGACAGAAGTGCCCACCGGAGGTTACCGTGGCCCTGAGTAATCAGGGTGCTCAAAAACTTTAAAAACATGCAAGAAAATGTTAAACCTATTCCAGGTTATGAAAATTTGTACGAGATAAGCGAGTTAGGGGATGTGTATTCAATTAACTATGGAAATCAAGGTAAAAAGAGACAGCTAATTCCAGTATTGGTGAATGGATATCTAAAGGTTAATCTTTGTGTAAATGGAAAACGAAGAAGATTCTCTATTCATAGACTTGTAATGCTCACATTTGTTGGACATTCTATACTTGATGTGGATCATATTGACGGAAACAGACTTAACAACAAGCTAAGTAACCTCCGCTACGTAACAGTCCAACAGAACGCACAAAATCATTATAAGCATAAAAATGGTTTTTGTGGGGCTAGTTGGTGCAAACGAGACAAGAAGTGGAAATCCACAATGAGAATTAATGGCAAACAGAAGACACTTGGTTACTTCAAGACAAAAGAAGAGGCCGTAGAAAAATACCAAACAACATTAACGGCACTACAAAGTAATGTGGATGCTTAAAATAGTGACAAGACCTGATAAGGTGAGAGCAAACCTCACCGAAACAGGGCTAGTGCGTGTAAGCTACGCATGAGGGAAAATAGGAAAGACAAAACCTATCCCGCAGACTGAAATATCCATGCTAAGAACTACGTTCTGTTATAGCTAGTGGTATGGACTCTGTGTAAATTTTTTTCACATTTTAAATCAAACAAATGACTGAAAAGCAAAATAAAATTATGGGTCTTGTCCTTGGTATACCAATTGGTATCGCCTTAGTTATTGTGTTGTATTATCTTATTGAAAAAATAATCGACAAATGAAAAGAAGATTTCTGTATTTGCTAAACTCATTCATCTGGCCGTGTATAGTCATTTGCCTATTCATCCTGTTGATCTTGATGCTGTGTTTAACGGTATTTTGGCTGATTATTTGGGTGATTACTGGACAAGATGTTCTATCGTTATTATCAGAGCAATTTATTAATGACGATAAGCCAATCGGTAAATTTATCAATAGAGTTCGTCAAAACTCTGCGTGGAATAAACTGGAAGACCCATTTTTGTGATGCTGTTGCGGGCCTATAGCTCAACTGGTTAGAGCGGCGCACTCATAATGCGAAGGTTGCGGGTTCAATCCCTGCTAGGCCCACAGATGGTTTAGGTGAACCTACGCCCCTTTCAGCTTCTGTTTAGAGGTTGTTAGGGGCAATTTGCCTCGGTGGTGGAAAGGTAGACACGAGGGAAAAACTGGTTCAATAACCGGGGGCATTCCAATTACTTCGTAACGCAAATTACACCCATTAAGCGTTAGAGCTCGTGGAGGGGCCTAAAAATCCCTCCACTTGATGAAGAAAAAATCTATCGGGTATTAAGATACACTGCTGAGTAACCTGACAGCGTGGACTAGTGTATCTATAACAAAAAAGTCAACTCAAATGACTAACAAAACCAAGTACTTACTCTCATGCCAGATGGCCAACAAAACCCCGCGCCTGGCGTAGATCCTACGGAGGAAACACTCCGAATCAGGCGGGACAAGTTCGCCACGCCTGCGCCCATCCCAAAAAACCGTGTCAACATCTTCGCATTAGTAGCGAGGGTTAAGACACAAAACCCAGCATTGAAAAACTCCCCCAAAGGGTGGGAGGATATCATTGCGTATTAGGAAGGACTTTGCGTAACCCGGCCTGTTGTAAAATAGAGTCGGGATTTTTATTCACCTAAACAAAAATATCATGGGAATGTTTTTACTCGCACTCCTGATCTTCTTGGCTTTAATTGGTGTCGCTTTTACGCGCGCTACAGTCAAGAAGGGAAAACTCGAGGACTATAATGCCACTTTGGCATCAGGTTCACGTGATCCTAAAATCTTTTACGCGCATAAAAGGCAGGCACGCATGGTCTCCTTTCTATGGTGTGTAATTATCGCCCTCGTGGTATACCTTGTCATATGCATGATCTAACCATACGTACGCATCTCAAAAGCGCGTACTTTTCGCTCTCCAGCCAACCAGCAATTTTACCATTGTTGGGGTTACTCGCAGTAATTGCTGAAACACACACGCCACAAACGCCTATACACCGCGCGTTTCAAAGTCTGGTGCAGCAATACATTTACGCGCTCGAACACAACAGGTCTGGATTTGCTGCACTGCAATCCAGCTTAGTACGGAGGATAGGTACCGAACTCGACGAGATTCACACCTCTTGGTGGGTAATCTCTTACGCAGACGGTTATGCCTCTATAAGTGAGACCCATCATTGGGATTTACGGGCCTTCGATGCCCCTGATGCTGACGCCGCGCTTGAAACTGCGGCCATATTGTACAATCTGAACGTTAACGAAATCGAAATCGAATAAAAAATGTTGGATCCAGAGAAACTGCCAGACTGGCTGAAGTATATTATTATTGCCATCATCGTGATGTACAACCTGGCGCAATGCCACGGACAAAACACGGTGATTGAGTTTAATGAGATACCCCGCCAGTACGAGCACACCACCACCATCCAGAGTCAATCCCACAGCCTGAACAACGTCTACAAAGAGCCGGACGCATTGTCCCACGCTCTGTTTGTGGGAGACTCCATCACACTGGAAATCTTCGCGCTCGAGGATTCCATTGTGATTACTGATCCGAGCGGAAACACAACTGTGCTGATGAGCGGTAACTCAATCATTGCCGCCAAAAGCCCTACGTCGGGTTATATGTACCGATGTTATGTTTTCGGGTCAGTACAGGAGAACGCCACGATCGTAGAATTCTCGTACAATGCTCGCAAGCAATTATGGGCAATCGCCATCACCCTGGAAAACTCCATGTTGGTAGACGGCGGTTCCTTGTGGCGGCCGTTCCCGCCCTTGAGAGAAATCAAAAAGGAAAAAGCAGTAATCCCAAGGCAAAGAACATATGCCTCCAGTAGCAGGCGTAAGTAGTTGTTTCGAACTAGTGTTATAGCAAACCATACGTAACATTTGGGTTATACCTTTACCAGGGGTGTTGACTGCCCAAGAATGCCGGTGGGGCCGAAAGCTCGAGTAACACGCCCAACTGTCCTTGTCAAAAGAGATGAGGGCAGTTTTTTTCATTTCAAAATTCACCTAAGCATGATATACTTCTTTATTGTAGCTGCCATCGGTTTCATCCTATCGCTCCACCTGGATTTTAATATCCGGACGTACAAAACTCCTCACAAATATCTCGCGAAAACCCTGTGGAGTGATTTCAAGGAATCATTCGAGGATCGAACACACAACATGTTTCCATTAATGGTGACGCTGTGTGTTTATTTTGTGTGCTCCTGGGTCTTTTTATTCGGTATGGTGTATGGGAACTTCTCTTACCTGCCCCAAGCTTTACGCAGAAACCCCGGAACCAAGGGATACAAACTGATGTTCTCGGTAGAAAATTCAGACGGCATTGTGTACTCACTATACCACAACAACAGCACCGAAAAATGGTTGCTGTTAAAGTCCTCTGATCGTTGGTTACCGTTCTACAACACACTGAACGAATTGTGGTACCATATCTGCGCGAATGCCGTCCAATCTTCTGTTTATCGAAGGTTGGCATCAGCGTTAATGGATCTTACCCTTGGTGAGATTAAAAAAAATTACCCCGAGGTGTTCAAAAAGACATTCAAAACCGTACCGGAAATCAAAAAACTGGTAGACCCAAGATTCAGGTTAGCATACCATAACGCAACCAAGGATATGGAGCAAAACCTGAACTACCCTATCCGTGCAGTTTTTCTACATATCGGGTACGCTTTCGGGTCTCCCGCTGAAAAGTATTTCTTCGAACAAAGTCAAAAATACACCTTATGAACGAAATTCAACAGTACGCGTACCTGATCGCAGCGATCATGCTGGCGTTGGTACTGCTCATCGCATACCAGATGGGCAAAAACTCCGGTAAGAAGACCGCTGTTTGCCTGACCACGGAACACGAAGTGTTTCAAGCCGCAGAAGGCCAAATCAACCGATTCATCGACGCAAATTTCTTCCGCGCTGATCTCAGTGACGATGATTTTGCGGGCGAAATTGCTGCCATACGCGCTAAATGGCGTCCGTTTATTACGGATATACAGAAGGAACGTCTGGCCAACAAAAATAACAAAAAACTTTAACCCTAACTGCGTTCCCTCCTAGTCTTCGATAATGATCGAGGATTAGTTTGCTGATTCCCCCTCGCAAGCCTGCCAAAAAGCACGCAGTCCTTTTGAGTTTGTCTGGGGGATCAGATTATTGTTTAACTATCAAAAATTTTTGCCATGCAAAATCAAGTCCGGATTCTGCCCGTCGTGAGGGTGGGGCCGAAAGATGACGTTACGTTCTTACAGTACGTACGTGCACAGTTTCGATACTACTTCATCATGTATCGCACGACGATCCTGCACGGAACAGTACTTAGCGTCTCCGCCCTGTGCGTTGGAGCGCTTACCTACACAGTGATGACCGCGGGCCGTCCCAGTTTGGCCAATCGCCCGTACAACATTGTGTCGAAAACACCCGCACCCTCTATCATGGAGGCATTACCATCCGATGTCCCCACTCAAGCTGAAAAAGAAAGCTGGGAAGACGACGGAGGAAATGAAGCCGCACCAATTGCACCGGCACCCGCGCCCGCTCCCAAATCACCAAGTGGTGAAGCGTATATTGCAAAATTTGGCCCTATCGCCAGGGCAGAAATGCAAAAGTATGGAGTACCCGCCAGCATTTCCCTCGCTCAAGGTCTGATTGAAAGCAGGGCTGGTACCAGCAAGCTTGCAGTGAACAACAACAACCACTTCGGCATGAAGTGTTTTTCCAGAAACTGCAAGAAAGGCCACTGCACCAATTTCACGGATGATACCCACAAAGACTTCTTCCTGAAATTCAGCAATGCCCAACAAAGCTGGCGAGCTCACAGTCAACTCCTTGCTTCGGGACGGTACGCCAAATTGAAAAGGTATGGCCGTGACTACCGGCGATGGGCGCAGGGACTGAAGGCTGTAGGTTATGCCACTGATCGTACCTACGCCCAAAAACTAATCGGCGTTATCGAGCGATATAATCTGTACCGATATGATCGCTGAAGTTTCACCATAACAAAATCGGGAGGGGGCGCAAAATCCCCTCCCTAAACCATGACGATTCAAGAATTCACACGCCGAATGAGTACCCGGTTCGTATTCGCAGAGCAAACTGCTCGCGATTTATACGCCGCAATCATTACGCAACGCCACATTATCTTATGGGGGCCTGGTGGTCACGCCAAATCCGCCATGGCGGAAGAAGCCATCAAACTGATGATGCCAGACCCCTCTAAGTTTTATCAAGACACCTATATGGCGTCCTGCTCCGGCAGGATGGACGCTACCCCGTTCGTGGGTTACACGGACATCAAGAAACTGCGGGAAGATGGTAAACACTCCACCATCCTGGAAGAAACCGTATTCGTACAATCCCAGTACGCCATCCTCGAAGAGGGTTTTGATGCCCCCGATGATTTGCTGCTGTCTTTGAAAGACGGCCTGCAACGCGGGTACATCTGCGTAAACGGACAATGTCTCCAGAACAAGCTGAAGACACTCGTCATCTGCACGAACGTCAATCCGAAGGAATGGGCAGGTGAAGATATGTCCCGTAACGCGTTATTGGGCCGTTTCGCCCTACAAACCAAGGTTGAGTGGCCGGCCTACACAGCCAAAGAGTTCGGTGAAATGTTTACGACCATCGGTACTCCAGATTTGGTCGTGTCCGAACTGGCTGCTCGTTGCCACACTACAGGTTTCAAAATCTCACCACGCGATTCTGTGATGATGAAACAACTGTATGATACCGTAGGAGTAGAAGCCCTCCAAAACTTCCGTGGTATGACTCCAGCAGCTTACACGGCTGTGAAGGCATTCATCACGTCCATTCCGTACATTCGCCAATTGGAGGAAATGGAAGGGCATCTCCAAGCTGCCAAACAGGCTACCACTGAAGAAGAGATGAAGAAGGGCCTTTGGGCTTTTCAGAACATTCAGAAGAAATTGAAACAGATCCCCGCTGATGGTGTGTATTCCGGCAAGCTGAAAACGATGCTCGTTGAGTATCGTGAAATCCAAGATGCCTGGTTGAACCCCGTTGCGCGCGCCAAAAATCTGCTGTCTCAACTATGAGTTGGCCAATAGAACCCAGTAAGCACTGGGATAAGCCGCGTGACAACCTGCTGCTCGAAAAAATACGAGCTGCTCAGAAAGATCACGGGTACTTCAATTCCGAAGACTACATGGCCATAGCGGCGCTTGCGTCACATTATGTGACCGACCCCGAAATGTTGCGAGACGTGAAAATACCATCCGACAAAGAATGGTTAGCCAAAATTGCCCCGCTGCTAGCAGACAGTTCCGAAGACATCTTCGATCAGGCCAATACGTTTGTCATCGCTTACCGGCAGAACGGTAACAAGCTGATGCAGGCAACCCAACAAGGCGCGAATCCTGAAGACCTTAAAAAGATGATGCAGGAGGCCCAAAAAGAACTTCAACGCAAAAAAAGCGGGGGAACTAAGGGCGGCCCACCTTCGATGGACTTCGAGTCCGGAGATTGGTACAGATGGTTAGCGCACGTTAAGCGGCAAAACATGCCAAGTTTGGGTAAGTCCAAAGTCAAAACCAGGGCACAAACAACTCGATCTACTGTATTTGAGGAGGGTGAACCCCCGGTGAAATTTCGTCGGACCGTTATGCAGCGGCCATCGGATATCCGCTACCTGACTACCGAAGCTCTGGCCATGGAGGACGATCAATTCTTTCAGGCCTATCTCGAAAAAAAGTTACCCATTGACCTTCCGGTCCGAACTGTGAAGAATAAGCAAACCATTATGGTGCTTGTGGATCGCTCAGGTTCAATGGGTACCTTTACCAAAATGATTGCTTTGGTACATATCCTGAACGAGTTGCTCGAGGAAGTCCTGGCAGGTAATACACGTCTTATGTTCGCGTACTTCACGCATGACAGGGAAGAATTCATCCCTATTGAAACCCAAAAAGAAGTGGAGTATTTCAAGAGCCACGTTTTTGCCGACCCTTGTGGCGGCAGTACGTATATCGGAGAGATTCTAAAGAAAATCTCCGATAATATCATAGCTACCGGTCGTGTCGACACACATAAAGTTGATGCGCGTACCGAAATTTTAGTAATAAATGATGGGGAAGATGACGTAACAGTTTTGCCTATAAAGATGCCTGTTACGGCGTTTATGTTGGAGCAGAAAAACGCTGATTTAGCGACTCTTACCCGCTCTACAGGAGGGGAGGCTTACTATGTTAATGGTAGAAATTTTCTCCTACTTTAATGCGTTTACTGGGTGTAAAAAACTCCGCCCAGGATTTGTCACGAATTCAGGTGTGTGGTGCTTAACGCACACGAAACCGTCTAACAATTATCTGGTGATCCCTGCCAACTGCGTGTTCTCGAAACACTTTGTTTGTCGCGAAAACTGGGTATATTTGACCAAGGCGTTAGATACCGCGCACAGATTCAATAATGTCTCCGGAGGGCACATAATTCTCACGGAGGAGCAAATAAGTTTTTTAACAATCTCTAAATCTCAGTTAATGAGCAAAAAGAATTTTTTCCTGCTTACCCTGACGGCCGATTTTCTGGCCTCCATGTCCAAAGAATCGCTTGGCGTCAACTCTGATGGCGTCGCTCCCGAACTCTACGTCATCTGCGGCAAAGTTCAACGCGGAGAACAATTGACCGAGGAGGAATCCGCGGTTACCACCACCGAGAAGTGGCCGGGGATCGTATTGGGATTCCAGAAAGCAGAACTGGCCCAGTGGGTGGCCTCCACGGACTTCCCGTTTTCCAACCGAGAAGCTGCCGTTGCCCCGGAAGACCTGGACCTGGTGCTCGAATCAGTCGTCACCATGGGTACCGGTAACCCCACGACTGCCGGCTCTGAAGCCTACGCCGCTCGGGAAATCCTGGAAACACAATTCGGCGCGCTCCTCAATCCCGAGGCATACGCCACCCCAGCCGCTGTTGAAGACGTGGTAAACGCTCTGGTAGAACCCGATGCGGCCGAAACCACCACTGAACCGGTTGCCGATGTGAACGGTGCTGAAGAAGACCAGGGAACCGAGACACAGAACCTGCCACAAATCCCCACGCCATCGGTTGTACCGACGCCAGCCACGTCAAACTTCGGTTTGGCCGCCACGCAAATGAGCGAAGTGTACACAGCACTCAAAGGTGCGAAGGCTCAAATGCAGAATGCGCTCGCCGCAGTCGACCAACAGATCGACACGATCACCGCGACTGCCCTCCAAAGCATGACGAACGCGGCCACACTGCTCGATGCCAATACCGCAGGCGCAGAAGACGTGGAAAGTGAAGATGTGGCACCGGCTGAAGTGACCGCGTAAGAGCTGTAACAGAACACAACCATTCCGACACAACCAAGAGGGGGCCTAAAAACCCCCTCGCTTAAAACTCAAAACAACATGTACCAATTAGGAACCATTTTCTCCGACCACCCCGGTAAGGGGGACCGGATGATTTTGCCCACAGCAATCACGATTTCACTTAAAGTTCGGGCTACGCAGGAATTCCTCTCTGCCACCATGAGGCTGAAGATCGTGACAGCCAAAGGCCGCCAAACCCAAAACGTGCCGGTTTCCCTGGAAAACTTGCAACACATCACTATTCGGAAACAACTCACGGAGCTGGTAACCCAGACTGGTTATCGACCCTCTGATTTTTGTTTGTTGGGTGAACTCGAATACGTCAACAAAACCTGGAAGCTCGCGGGAGATCCGAAGTTAATCACCAGCGTGATAGTTCTGAATGACTCGGGGATCACTACCTTGCGGGTGTTGAATCGGGACATCCTATACACCGATGGAGCCCACTGGTATTCAGGCAATGCTCGATTGACCGACCTTCGTTCGGGCATAAATGAGCTGAAAGCTTCTCTGAAGACGACCGAAAAACCTGTTTCAGGTTTCATTGGTGCTTCGGACAAAACCCCAGGCGTCTTTGTTTGGGCTCCACGTCTCCAAGGAGACCGCTTAGCCAATGACACCCTGGCAGAACTGGAAAGATTGTACCCATTGCGAAAAGGTAGCCTGCTTTCAAGCCTTTAAAAAATCTGATCCATGATTTGGAGATATAATCACCTTACCTGCCAATTCCTTGGCGAGCGTGACGACGTGACGTGCGAGATTACCCTTCATGTCAAAATTCACAAGAAGCAACTTCTTTACCTCAAAGAAAATGAGGAAGAAGTCATGCGGAAATACACCCATGAGCGAGCTGTCCTAATCCGCAATATCCACGCGGCCACGGGTATGAACGCTAATTTCAGGTCCCAAATCTCGCTGGAGGACCCAGGTCGAGGGCACACGATGGGTGCGTTAAGGGTCGTCGTGAGATTGCCTTACCCGTACCCGTCCGTGACGCGTGCTCTGGTTCAATGGCGGGCTAACTTCATCAAAGATGCAAAAAATTCTGGCTTTAATGATAATGGCACTCGTCGCCGTGTTGTTGCTGGGAAAAAAGACGGCAACAATAGCTCGGATAACGAGCTATAATACACCCAACGACACTTCCATCATTTTGCGTAAATGGGTCACCTATTTGAGCGACAATAATTTCGCGTTTCCGGAAGTTGTTGCTAGCCAAATGGTCCATGAAACAGACTTTTTCGCATCCGTTGTCTTCAAAGAGAACCACAACGGTTTTGGGATGAAACACAACGGACGAGGGTACTCCTTAGGCGAAAAAAATGGGCACGCCTATTACCGGAATTTCAAGGATTCTCTGAAAGATTACTTGGCATATCAAAACAAGATGTTATTTTACGCCGCAAAACAAAATCGTTACCCTCATACCAATGAGGAGTACATGGCTTTATTAGAGGATCTTCCTCAGTTTGGTGTAAAAAAGTATGTGAGATACGCAACCGATCCAAACTATGTTGCTCGTTTAAAAAAGCGCTTGGAGCAACTAAAAAACATGTGAGGTTTTATTGGAGGGAAATCTTGCATTTGTCCGGCTCATCGCCACTCCTCCTTCACCCTGCCCTGGGGCATGTTGTTAAAACACGATAGGGAATCGTCTGCGCGGGGTCTATGGTTCTGCGGTCTGTGGGAATGGACTGTGGGATCTTCGGCCCTGTGCTTGGCACAGTACTCATCGTCAGGCGCTTGACAGTGTCCTGGGGCTTTTACTAAAAACAAAAATGGTACTATTATTGCTTGCGCTCTGTGGAATTGCGGCCACTATCACCATGATGTGGCTCTCTTATAAAGCCAACCAGTCAGTAGTGGCTCAACAAGCTACTGGTGACGCTATACTCAACGAGGTGGCTGACTTAGCCACCGCCACCAAAAGAATCCGAACCACCATGGAGGACCTCAAGCCTTTGCTCGGGTACGATCACGTACTCGAATTTATCCAGAAGAACCTGGACAATGGTGATCGCTTCTTCAACACATTCCGTGTTATACACGGGGAAGTCTGCGCAGATGTAGTGGTCGCTGAATTGGCCGCGCTGGGTTACGAAGTCACGCGTGAGTGGCGGAAACACGACGACTACTCGTCACCGAAATTATTCCTGGTTCTTGCAAAGAGCCCTGAAGATTTCCTTGGCGAGAATGTCGAAATCAACACGTTTGTATTGTCCGCAGAAAGTGAAATTGTACCCATTGAGGGTTGTGAATCGACGGCTTTCAAAATAACAGAATGGGCAAATGCCGAAAACAAATTACACGTGCTGTCGTCGGTAAATGCTTACTTGCCGGGCGACTGTGCTGGAGCTTGTCAGATGTCTTTCTTACCAGATGTCAACAAAGCGCTCGCCAAAGCCGTGATGCGGACCCGTCCGATTCGCCACAAGGTTGCGGCTCAGGCACCTGCCTACGTCTACGATGGAGCTTCTCAACAGAAGTTCATCCTGGACCCAATCAGGCTGCACAAAGAGCAACCAGCGCTTGGCCTCGCATACCCGGCAATTTCAAACAAAGCGAAACAGACCGTGAACTTGGAGATCTTCCTCCGGCGCGTCATCGAAGTGATGACAAAACAAAAGTTCAACTGGGCCATGTTCGGCAAACCGTCGTCAGGAAAATCCTCCATTCTGCGCATCCTGGCTGCTCGTGCTGCTGATGCCCAGATGGTCGTTGTGAAAGCCACAGCGGAAGACTTCAGACAGATGATGTCTGATTCAACGGCCAAAGCCAAGCTGTTGGGTCTTGGAGAGCGAATCCTTATCATCATTGACGAGGCTTCAAACCCCAACGAAGAACAGGCCCGCGCATTACTCTCAGCAACAGAGGGTTTGAATGATTCGGACAAAATCAGTATCGTACTCTGTACGAATTCTGAAGAGAACATGGGCGGATCACACACCGATGCCCTGCTACGCTCCGGGCGTATTGGAGCCATACTCCACATCAACGAACTGGCCCCCTCACAATGGCGGCCTTTGTTGACGGAGTTGAAACGAGTCTACCCGGACAAGACCTGGACTACACCAACGGAAGAAAAGCCGTTGTTGCTCGGTGAAGTCTATGACCTCGGCAAAGATCCTGCCGCCGAAGATGTCCTGGCAGAGGCTTATAATTAAAATTGGGAGGATGGGGGAAACCTTGTCCTCCCTCAATTTTTCAAGATGAATTACAAAGTAGGTAACACAATTCATGTGGAGGGGATCCTAACGAAATTTGTTTTGTCTGAAAGCAAAGTTACGATCGCCTACCCAGGTAAAATGGACGCTGAATACGGATTTACCTACTACCCTTTAGGTATTGGTCCTTTAGGAGATCGTGGTTTTGTACCGGCGGACAAACTTAAGTTCGGAAATCCATACCTGGTGACATCAATACTTCCAGATAATACGTGTACGCATGTGCGAACAGGCACGCGCTGCCGTATTAGATACGACTCACTTTTTGCGGTAAACGGAGAATTTACTCTATTTCCGCTGGAAGGTGGAGACCCAATGCACTGCAAGTCAGAGCGCTGGAGGGGTAGTGTGTTGAGAGATCACCTGGAAGATTTAAAGGGAAAAAACATCGAGGCGAGGGGCGTATTGTCGTATATTTACGACGACCATAGATGCGTTTTTCACACTCAAATAGAAGCGAATTTCACTGCTCGACATAGGGCATCGACCATATATTTTTTTCTCACGTTTCCTGACGGATCTTTGAAAGAGTATCCAGCTTCTCTTTGGTTAGATAAAATTACCGAGGATGAAAAGGAAGCTAAGAAAAATAAATACAGCATAAAAAATGATTAGAGTTGTAATTCACCATGACTCCGTCACCGGCAATCTACACCGTAAAGCGCTGTTAGTAAAAACAGCGATATACGATCCGGGATTTGAGTTGTTCAAGGTTAGATGGCCAGCACTAAAACTATACCCTGCAACTGCGGGACTACATCCTTATTTTGTATTGGGTCTAGAAAAATCTACAATAGATAATGCTGTAGCGCAGATAAACTCCGAATTATACAAAGAACTACTCATCCCCCATACAGCATTTGATCGTTCTAACACCAGCAATGATAAGGTTGTTTTAGATATGAAGTTGCATAAGTATATGGAGTTGCTCCCCGTAAAGGAGTACGTCTGGAGTACCTTTGCTTTTTCATACTTCTCCGTGGCCGAAAAAAAAGCGATGTTGAAAAAAAATTATTCCTGTTTTTGGAACAAAAATCACAATAAAATCGTATCTTTGTGGGCTCAGACGATGCCTACTTACGATAAACCCGTTAACATATCAAAACGTCAGTATTTTGAAAAAATTTTCGAAAATTCTCACCCTCATTTTTATCACCGCCCTTTCTTTGATTGGGTGTGAAGGCTCCAACGAGGTTTATGTTCCGCCAACAGAAGCCCGGCTCAAGGACAGTGTATATACTACATCTGACACTACGCCTACTTTTGTTATCAATTCCACAGAGCAGAAACATAAACAACTTGTCGTTGATTTGTCCTGCATCAAAGATGCCCCAGAGCCTACAGACGTAGTAATCAAAATCAAGTTCAAGGACGAGGAAGTGGTCAGTTACAGTGTAACGACCGCACGTTCTGCTCCGACGATTGCCGAACCCTCACAAAAACCCGCACGGTATATCGTAAAAGACGGCGATACTCCTATTGGATTATCGAAAAAATTTGGTGTACCCGTGGAAAAGATAAAAACTCCTCTTTTGAGGGGTAAACCGTTAACTATTTTACCGTAAGGATTATGAAGCATCAGAAACAATACTATCTAAGATGGCGTCACGCCGTGGGGACTTACGATCCCTATGACGAGGACCTGGCTGATGATGGTGAAGATTGGGGGCTCCCCGGTGTCCCTAAGAGGGTAAAGAAGATGGAGCTGCGCAAAAAGGCGGACAAAGCCCTGGAGAATCTGTATCACAGGCTTTTCACGGATCGTCTTGAAACTGAACTTGGAATCGATATCAACGTACCGTTGCGTGAAAAATACTCCCGCTTGATGGAAGTCGAGACTGAATTCAGCCGCTTCGAAGTAATAAAACTGCGGGGATATTACCGACAGTCATCGATCAACGGGCAGTGCCAAAAAATTTCACTGTATGCGCGTCACAGAAGAAGTCTGTCGCTTTCTCGGGCAGCCTCTAAATCTTCAGCGGAAGATCAAGGTTGGCAAGGTGAAGACCGTAGAAACGGTCGTATCGAACCTGCGAGAGCTTGGGGTTACCGTTGAGCAAGAGTTGATTATATACCCACGACGCACGTCGTCTATGGGTGTACGCATCACTATTCGTTCTAAGCACTTTGTGCTTACCCAGAAATCCAAAAACAGACAGCGCTGTCTTGAAGCGCTGCTCGTAAAAGCAGTCGTAAACCTTAAAAAGTTATCAAAGGATGCTACAAATATTTGACGCACTCGCCAAGAAAAATGAGCCTATGCCTCAAGCGCTTCGCCTATCGCAATATGTGGATTTCAAGTGCACTACATTTACGGATGTGCAGACGCACATGGAATCTGTTGGCGTCTTTTACGAAGCTGAAACGGAAGACTCAAAAGTATTGCTTATTTTCCAGTACCACAAACTACGTTTGGGAAAGATCTCACGTTGTGCGGACAAAATAACGGTACATCACCTACGAGGCATCATCATTGACTTCGCAAAACAACGAATCCATGCTGCAAAAAAGATTAATGGTGTTACTTCCTTATAAGGAAGCCAATACTCTGCAAATACGGAATTTTTTTCTGGACAATGAGTGGGAAGTGGTATTTATCGGGCCGAATCAAACCCACAAACACCATCGCAGCGTTCTTCTTCTCCCTGATACTGGCGGAATTAATGCTAACGTATCTTACTTTTTGAAGGAAAGCACGCTGCCTCCAAACATCCCGCCACAAGATCAGGCCCTGGAGTACTTTCGCCTCAATACCCTGACTTGGTACATGCGCCAGCAAGAGCAGCGCAACGCCCGAGTCGGAATTCTGGGCATTGGGTATTCCGCATTTCTTACCTTCGCCGAATGCCTGGGCGGATCCGTCTATTACCGTAAATCGGAACTACACTTTGGCGTCAACAAAGATGCTGAATCTACCTATGTGTATGACGATCATTTTATCAACGCGCAAAAACGGATAGCCGGGTTAGTAAACCCCTCGTTGGAGAACATCCTGGCGATGGCAAATACTTTATTAAAAGGAGGGGGTAACGATCCAGTTCCAGTTACGGTACCATCACGTCCCCTCACAGACCGCATTTAACCATGATTAACGCTGCTCTGGCACAGTACTTAACGAACAAACAGTTTGTGGTGCTGCGCCGTAAAAAGGACGGGATGCCCCTCAATGTATCCTATACAGAAGACGGGCTAAAATGAACATCCAATAAACTGGGTCGAAGCCTTTACTACAAGAAAGCTAAGATTCAGTTTGGGAAGATAGTGCATTACGGGGAAGAACATGACACCTCTATTTCCCCTGATGTATATGTCGAACTTTTTGTTCCGAAAGAACATAAGAGAACTGACATGCAGACTGCCGAGCTAAGATGAGTGGACAAAGCCCTGCGGCTTTGTTACTAGGCAGTAACACCCCGAAGTCTTAGGTAAGGGGACAGTAAACATTAAACACAATAACATGGAATACTTAAAAAAGTGGACAAAGACCGCTCTTATCGTGCTTACCTTTGTGGCCTCAATCGCGGTTACTAAGCATAAGTTCGATTACCAGCAAGCCCAACTAGACCAAACTAAGTTGGAAATGCGGCAGACAAGAGATCTGTTAGATCAGATATCGCATAACACCGATACCCTGCTTCAGCAGATGAAGCGGTTAGAAGAGACTCACCCTTACTCCGGTAAGCGGTGAAAGTCTCGGAAAACTGGTCTTTGCACCACTGGTAACTTCTTCGGATTCTTGCTCTATACGCCAGTAGATACTGCCGTAAGCAAGGAGTTAATCTACACCCTAAGAACCTACCCAGGTCCTACGGCAAGGATTAACAGTTTGAGAAGGCATTACAACCCCACATCACAACACTACCACGGTAAAGCGGTGGATTTGGAGTGGAATGAGGAAGTAATTGCCTTCTTAATTTCCGATGAAGGAAAGCAGTGACTCCAAACGCATGGGGTTACTTTTTACATTGAAGGGCGTCCCGGTAGCAAGAAAGTGCGAAAGTACTTAAATGTTCCGGTAGCTTCTGAATATGTATTTTTTAACCCTGACGCCAGCGGGGATCACATCCATTTGAATATATAGAGTTGGGGGAGTTTCCTCCCCCATTCTTATATCAAAATATGGCTACTTTTTTTACGGTCGTAATGACCGCACTACTTACACAATTTGCCAACACTGTGTATAACGGTATCCACGGCAAAATTCAATCTGTTATAACGGAAAAGAAACCAGAACCAGCACCAGTAAAAGAGACAAATGGACCAAAAACACAACCAACCGACGTTGTTATCGTCGGAATGCGCCGCTACAAAAACGGCTACACAGCAATTGACAACCGCATGGTTGGTGCGGGAGGGGCAGGTTTCATCGATCTCCCCGGAAGGAATACTCAATATAATCAATGATTGACCAGAGTTTTCTCTCGATACGGAAACTACTGGTGATTTTACTGATCTTTTTGATCGTAAGATTGTCATGCTCCAAATTGGCTACATGGGCACGCAAGTGGTATTGGACACTCGAAAGGAAGATCCTTCTGCTATACTTACGTACATTACAGCTACAAACCGACCCATTGTGGGTCACAATATCAAATACGACTACCAAGTTATTCGCACCAACTACGGTATAACATTGGAGAACGTGTGAGATACAATGCTAGCAGCGCAGATAATAGAATGTGGATTAGAGGCTCCAAAAGGCCACTACTCTTTAGAGCAAACAGTCGCGCGCTATGTTCGGCCGTACTACACGGCCCAAGGAAACTTATTTGCTCCCACTGTTACCAAACAGATTAGAAGTTCTTTCGCCGACATAGGTGATGCGGACTTTACGTACGAGCAAATATTCTACGGCGCTTTCGACGTTGAAGCGGCGTACGCCTTAAAGCGAAAATTACTTGCTAAAGCAGAAGAACTAGACCTCACTAAAACCCTTGAACTGGAGTTTGAATTTCTCAAGGTTCTGGGAGACATGGAGCTGAATGGAATCTACTTGGATAAAGAAAAGTGGATACAGAATGCCCGAGTAGTGGAGGCAAACGCCGAAGAATTGAGGCAACAACTGCTAGCAATCAAAGATATAAATTGGGACAGCCCTAAACAAGCTGTTGCCTATCTGAAAGAGGTGGGAGTTGATGTGCTCACCCTGGACAAGAAAACAGGGGAAATAAAAGAGAGCGTGGGTCGAATAGTCCTTATGAAACAAGAAGCACGGTTCCCCATTCTCAAAACATACTTGGAATATAAACTGCTGAAGAAAAAGGCGGTATCCTATGGTGAAAAGTTTTTGAGGCACATCAACCCCCACTCAGATAGAGTCCACTCTTCCTTCATGCAAATTATGCGCACGGGAAGAATATCGTCTACAAATCCTAACTTGCAGAACATAAGTAGAGGTGACGTGTACAGGTCTGCATTTATGGCAGACGAAGATGATGTGCTGGTGGTCGCCGACTTTTCCAACCAGGAAGCTAGGTTAATTGCCGACAAATCTGCGGATGCGAACATGCTAAAGGCTGCAGGTAAGGACTTCCACCTAGAGGTGGCAAAGATAGCGTACAACAACCCAGATTTAACAAAAAATTCGGAAGAAAGGCGCTTGGCGAAGTCTATCGGGTTTTTAATTGGTTATGGCGGTGGTGCGAAAAAGCTTGCTGACCAGTTTGGTATATCTATGAAAGAGGCTAAAGATACCATTAAATGGTATTATTCGGTATTTCCAGGTCTAGAGCAATATTTTAGAATGCAGGGAGAGCAGGCTAGGAAGAACGGGTATATACTTATTAACTCCGTTTCCGGCAGAAAATCATTTATTCCGTTTTATGAAAAATATGTACAGGTTAGAGATTATATTAAACGGCAAAAAGCTCGCGGCGGAGAAGTACGTCCTGAAGCAGCAGATTATTTCTCTTATTACGACTCTAAGATCCAAAGATGGAGTCAAAACATACCCGTGCAGGGTACCGCCGCAGATATAGGCAAATATGCGGGGATATTACTAAGAAAATATGCGCAGAAGCTACCTTTTAAGATAGTACTTTTTGTGCATGACGAAATAATACTACAGTGCCCAGCCTCTTTGGCTAAAACTGTAGCTAAAATACTTGAGAAGTGCTGTCTTGAAGCGTCTCGAGCTTATACCACTCACATGGAAATCCCTGCGGAAGCAGTGATTACAAAAATCTGAAATAAGTAAAAATGGAGGCAACATTTGTGTTCATTGCTTTCTTTTTGGTCGTCGGCCTGGTAACTTGGTTCCTGGTCGAAAAGGCAAAAAAAGATCCTAACTTAAAAGACCTTGAGCCTGGCGTACTTCTGGCGCGCGCCATCATCAAGTACAACTTCACCTATCTCATCGGCCTCCAATTGGCGGCCTTGATTTCAGAGGCTGCCCTGTTAGGTAGTGCAAAGGACCTTGACTCCAACGTAACCGTACGTATGACGGTACACCTGATTGCTGCCGCTATCTCCATCGTAGGAGCATTTGGTTTATCCAAGTACGCGGGACAATTTTTTAACGCCTTTGTCACTAAAGGGCTTTCTTTCGGCACGAGGTTAGGATTGATTTCTACCAACTTCATGCTTATGGGCTTATCCTTTCTGCTTTCTGTGGGAGCGCCCCTTATCAACATGCTGGCTATGGCCAACGTAACCCACAACACGGGTAATTTGGAGTGCTTCTGGGCAATGTTGAAGGTTAAGATGGGATTCATGCACGAGTCCTTCTTGGCAAAAGTAATCGCGGACAACCACTTTCCTCCGGAATTTTCCCCGTTTGCCAACCTGCACCCAGCCATGGTGAGTAGTGTTCTTATTACCAGCTTTCACCTACTCCTGATTATCTACGAAACCATCCTGGCTCTTCAAATGACACTCACCAGACAAGGTATTCAACATGCTGTATTCGGTGACCAGTTTGATGTGCCCGCAGCGGATGATAAAGACAAAGATAAGGACAAAGACAAAGATAAGGACAAAGACAAAGATAAGGACAAAGATAAGGACAAGGATAAAGGCAAAGAAAAGAATAAAGAGGCGAAAAACCAGATCATCAAAGCCTTGAACTTCCTGGAAATCGGCAAAGTGGACAGTTGGGTAGACAAAATCCTCCCGGCCTACTTAAAACTTACCGAAACACAGCGTATGAAGGTCTTCGCGACCTTGTCCGATGTAAACGTAGGGATTAAGAGTTTGGAAGATGGCGCAAGCAAAACCGCTCACGGCGACACCAAGGCGCAACTCAAGATTAAAGTCAAGGAGGCGCTGGAAGGCTTGACCAATGGCGCTGTAACTCTGCCGGCCATAAAAAACTAGCCGGTGGGACACCGGAGAGACAATGTCTCAACGTGAATTGTCCCCACGACCAGTACCTTAGAAAAGCAACGTGTGGAAATTGCAAGCATTCTTGTCAGAAATGTTCCGCTTACCCAGCTTACGAGTCGCTAATAAAGGTAGACAGAATAACCTGGGTTAAGGCAGAACAAAATACTTGTCATGATTGCGGGGAACACACATGGGTTAATATCGCGCACGTGTGCCACGGATGCTTCTCTAAGGAAAGTGCCATACCGCTTAGTCGAGTTGCTAAGATGTACTTATGCAAAGAACACCAGGCGGAGGCGGCATTGATTTGTGAAAATTGCCGAACCGAATGTGATATCTACGCGGAAGGAAGCACTAAATGTCCGACATGCTTTTACGGGGAGGGCTTTGTGCCGAAAGATTTGAGCACCCAAGTGTGCACTACCTGCAAACAGGTGGGTCACATAAACGAAAACGGGCAATGCTTAAATTGTACTGTAGAGCTTGAGGTGTATGCTTCTTCGTCATCAGACAGTAAGTTAATGCGCGTTTGCCCTAACTGCCGTAAGATAACCATGAAACGGCGCAAACTTTGCAAATCGTGTGAGAGAAAACGAGTTGGTTTTAAGAGTTGCTTGGGCTGTGGTGTTTATTTTACTCCGACCAAACCCCGCCAACCTTTTTGCGGTACTTGTGAAGGGTTAAGAGTAAACAAAAAATGCACCAAGTGCACGAGCAAACTAAAACCTGGGGAAGAGACAGATGAACACGGTTGGTGTTCAGATTGCTCAGAAAACAAAAAGAAATGAAATTACGACCAGAAGTTACCGCTATGCAAGAGGAGGCCCTCCTAGCATGAGCGAGATCAAATAAGTGGGGTAGCGTTATACTGCCCACAGGTACCGGGAAAAGCTTTTTAGCGGTGATGGCCTATAGGTCCTTCGAGAAACCTCCGAAGACTTTGGTCATCACCTCCCGGGTACCTATTGTACATCAATTTCAAAAATTATTTTCCGAACAGCTTGGAAATACGGATGGAATTGATTATCTTTGTATTCAATCTGCCTACAAGTACGTAAGCGAATATGACCTCGTCATTGTCGACGAGGTGCATCGCGCTTTATCTCCAGAGTACAGAAAAGTATTCCAGAATATAAAGACTAAAAATTTGTTGTGCCTAACAGCGACGGTACCGGATGATGAGGAATACCAAGAGTTTCTTAATTCTGTGGCTCCTATTTGCTACGAAAAGCACCTGATGGAAGTTGTGGAGAAGGGTATATTGCCTAAATTCTCTATATACAATCTACAGGTACCTCTCGCTAAGGAACTACAAGGAAAGTATCGTGTATTCGACAATAATTTCAATTTAGCCAATATACGGCTATCCAAAATGAGGGCCCAAGACCCAATACTGTCCTACAAATACAAGAGTGTGTTTGATATAGCAAGGACAGAACAAAAGTCTACTAATAAAGAGCTGGCGAGAGCCTGCTCCGATTACTGGGCCTCCATGCAACTACGCAAAATGGTTGTGTACAATAACACGACAAAGATAACCGTAGCGCGTGATATCATAGAAAAATTTGGACCAGAACGTAAGTGACTGCTGCTGACAAAGAGTATAAAGTTCGCCGAAAGTCTTCAGAAGGTTGTGGGCGGTAAGTTATACCACTCCAAGCTAAAGAAGGACGAACGAATCAATATTCTGCGGGAGTTCAACGAAGGTCTTTTCAATATCCTAATTGGCGTAGACGCGCTGAATGAGGGAATAAACATACCAGATATAGACGGAGCAATTTGCTTATCCGGTGTATCGACTGAATTAACAAACACTCAACAACTAGGTCGCATACTGCGGTATCAAGAAGGAAAACGACGGCCATTGTTCGTTAATTTCTTCACCGATAAAACAGTCGAAAAGAACTGGGTTGAGGATAAAACAGTAAAAGCTGGGTTAAAATCCGTTACGAAATGGATAACAAACATCAACGAACTTCAAAATTAGAGAGGTATTTACGATCTCGCGGTACTTACATACCTAATAATATTGATGCGTACACCGCTCCACACGGGGATTTGCATATTTATTGTCCACTCTGTGATGATCGGCACGATGATATACCCCTAAAGAGGCGACACTTGACGCATCTGCGTAACTATCGAATTGTAGAGGGGGCGTACACCTGTCAAGTTTGTCAAAACAGCATCGACATGATGGATGAGGTGATAGACCAACGTGTCGTTAGCACTGATGTTCTAAAGAAGGATATCACGAAAAACGCGCGAATCGACAAGCTGTTGCACGAAGGTAAATTCGACCAGGATGTGTTTCACTCCCTATTACATCTTGACGGTAGATTTGAGAGAGACAGCGGGTTTCCAGATGATTATTATAACGGAACGCATTGTTATTTCTGCGATACCGATTTGAAGGAAGAGGACGCTAATAAATCACTCCATGTACCTTGCGGCAATGACATATACACTGTGGATGGTGGTGACGTAGCAGTTTGCAATAATTGCTATAAGGACTTTAAAGCAAGGTTGCCCGAAGGTAACATAGAGCAGTTCTATCGCAACGAGTTCGTGGAATGCGATTGTCCAACCTGTACTCAAACTTACTACATAACCAAAGAAGAGAGCCAAAGCAGGGCCTTTAACAATCTGTTCGACAGTTACCAATGTGGCTCTTGCGCATACGCTTATCTATCGAGAAACAAAGGTGGGAGGTTCTTGTACCCTAAAAGGATGCACGGCTTTCTAAGACGATTCATTGATGACCAATGTGATCTGTGTGAACAGATTGTTGGAGTCGACCAACTACATACCCCCAACTTCATCTTAACTAATCACGTCAACGCAGATGGTAAGTATGTCTGCAAAGACTGCCGAGCGGCAGGAGTACCTGCGATCATAGCGATTATTACAGGAAAGTATGTCATAAACGTCGCACCAGGTGTCCGGTTTGAGGGGTACCACATACGAAAGCGCACTACAGGTGGTCATACTGCAGGGGTCTTATCAGTAGACAACACCGCAGATTTCGAAGAAATAATGGCTGCCATTCTCGAAAAAGGGGACGATTGGACTCCCCCTCTAAATGGTTAACGATGTTAGTATGGAACGAGTTAGTATGGGCTAGCAATGATTGCTACGCGGAGTTGAAACTCTTCAGTTTACCTACCGGCCATTACCGGGGAGAATTCTACGTTGTTTTCGGTGATAGTACGCGTTCCCGTAAAAGGTATGGGCCTAAAGGCACTTCCATCACTGATGATTGGGAGGAAGTCATGGTAGACTTATACCAGCGAGCGTATTACGAAATAATAGACGCAACACCGTTTTAATGCCCACTCCTTTAAGTAACCGACACATAACGACTATTTCATTCGACCATATTCTGGTAGGAATGAATTTAGTCTTGTTCTCTACCAGAAAGGGTGGGCATTCGTACGGGTTTGATCTCACCTACCCGTCTAGCCCCCAACCATCTGGCGCAGGGAAATACATCGTAAAAAGAACCAAGGGCCCATTTCCCACTTGGGAACAGGCCATACTAATTGCGCTAGAACTAGCCTATAAAATAAGAAAATAATGTTGCCTCCAACTCTTCCAAAGTTCAGAGCAGAGCAATCACTGCTGAGTATTGCTGGTGTTAACAGCTACAGTAACAACTTTAAAAGTTGGGATTTGGTAAAACACCGCGAAAAATATTACGTAGTATGCTTCGTGAACAGCAGTATTGATTCTTATGAAGGGCCGTGGGAAGCTTTTGAGGAAGCAATTTCATTTATGTACGCAGAATATTACCAACATGAAAGATAGCGGCCCAGAGAATCTACTCCTAAAGGAATCCTGCTTGTGTTTTAAATTTGGTCTATTCTCCTACCAAAGAGAGACAAAGAAGTACAGATTCATATTGCATCTAAAAGATGCTTACCACTCGTCGCTCTTGACCTCCTCTTATTATTACGAGGCGGAATACTGCGTCAAAGATCTATACACAATAATGCATACCGCCGCTCCAGTAATACAGCTACTAGACCAAGATATAAAAAACTTGGACCTGGTAAAGCAGGTGGTCTACCAAAATGCTATCTATGAAATTAACGTGAAATATATACAAGCGCTGCATGTCAGAGAATCTGACTATAGAAGAGCTTCTTTACCTCTACCTTGTGACAGCAGGTCTGTTAACATCTCAAACAGAATCGATAAAATACGACACCGTCAACGCTCTGGCGTCTCGCGGATTAATAGACCCAAATACGATGGAACCTTCGGACGCTGGGATTACGTTGCTTTTCTCTTTACTTAATGAGGAGGAGACGCAGGTGCCACAATACACCAGAGATTTTGAAAGTTTTTGAAAGCTATACCCAGCGTCCGATGAGTTCGCTCACTACCCGAAAACGAGAACGATAAAAGTTAACAAAAAAGAAACTTTTAAGGCTTGGCAGATAGAGGCGCAGAAAGTAGGGTCTCCTTTTCTAATAGGTGCTTTGATGCAAGAGATAAAGAACAGAGAGCAAGAGTCTTCGAGAACCAACGCCTTTACATACATGAAGGGGCCAGTTAAATGGTTGACGGACCAGGCTTACAACGAGGTGATATTCCCCTCCACTCCACAAAAAATTGAAACAGACGAACTATTATAATGAGTTTAAAGGTAAGACATATCTCACATGGTGTCGATTCGACGAAAAGCTACATTGATCGACTACGTTCCGGAGAAGTGAAGTCTCTGAAAACATCGTTTCCTAAGCTAAACAAAGCCTTGTTGAATGGAGTCGATTGAAATCGTATCTTCACTATCGCCGCGCTTTCTGGCGGGGGTAAATCCACTATTCTAGAGCAAATAAAGCGCGACTTCTTGGAATTAAATGATGAACCCTTTGAGATTCTATCGTTTGACTTCGAGATGCTCATAGAGGACCAACTAACGCGCTACACATCATCGAAAGTACAGAAATCCCTGAAGCAAATCTATTCCGCGGAAGAACCACTTGATGCCGAGACATACAAGGAGGTATTGCGCGTCCTAGAGTCGCGACGAAATTCACCGATATTTTATGTGGATGTTCCAGGTAATCCGCAACAAATAAAGGAAACAATCCTTACCTTTGCTGTCGAACGCGACTTGCAGTCCCAAAACAAGGGTTTGGTAGTGTCAATCGACCACGCCACTTTGGTGAAGGGTAAAACTGGAGATGCCGAGAAGGCCATCATCGATGAACTAATGACAAATTTCCTGGAATTGAAGAAGCATTTCGCTTCTATCGGGCTTCGGTGTATATTCTTAGTGCTTTCCCAACTAAATAGGGATATCGAAAAGCCAGAGCGTACATCAAACCCACTTCTGCATTATCCGACCAGGAATGATATATTTGCTGCTTCTAGCATATATCACTGTTCTGATTATGTTATGATTTCACACAGGCCCGCCAACATCAATGGCATCAAAAATTTTTATGGGCCTCCCCAAGGAGAAAAGCATCCGAATGGGTTACCTTTGCGGGCACCAGACGGTCGGCATATGATATATTGGCATTTAATTAAAGAGAGGTTTGGGAAAACAGTAATAATTCCTATGGTAGAAAACTTCGTAAACGCTACCGTAGATCAAATAGACATATAATTATGGTACTAGTACAAATATCAGGTCCTGCCAGAGTAACTATGATAAATATCCCACATAAGCCAATTAAAGGAGTTTACTGTATAAAAAACAAGGTTAATAATAAAATATACATAGGTAGTTCTGTAAATATTTATTACAGACTTGCTAGACATATTTCAGGTTTAAAGCTCAAGAATCATCATAACGAGCATCTAACTAACGCTGTTCATAAATATGGTATTGATAATTTTGAATGTTTCGTCGTTAAAGAGTGTGAAGATTATGTAGAATGAGAACAGTTTTACATAGATTATTGAAAGCCTGAGTATAACAAAAATCCTTGCGCTATCACAAATACAATAAGTCCAGAAGCTAGAAAGAAAGGTGCTGTCACTTTAAAGGCTCGTTTCCAACTTGATTTAGAACCACACAATCTAAGAGCGATAGAGGTTTACGATAAAGATAGTAATTATATTAATACTTATAAATCGAAAAAGGAAGCTGCTAAAGTTTTGAAAGTTAGAGAAAATGGTATTAAGAAATGTTTGGCTAAAACCTATAGTCAACATAGAGGGTATAGATTTATTTATACAGGAGAGGAAAAGCCGATAGCTATAAATTGAGCTTCAGATGGAAAGAAAAGGAAAGCTTTCGGAGAAAGATTTTTAAAACAACTAAATAGAAAATATAAAAATGGTATTAGTCCAAATCTCGGGCCCAGCGGCCAGCGGGAAAACAACGGGTGCGAGATTCCTCGACCCGAAGAAAACTTATTACATATCACCGGATAAAAAAGGATTGTCGTGGAAAGGTTGGAAAGCAGATTATAACAAAGAGAATAAAAACTACGCGGAAACTGACGATCCAGCAACCATCTACAAGCTGGTCAAAGCTGTGTCAGAAACTCGACAAGACGTAAACTGTATAGTTATAGATACCATTAACGGTATGATGACGGCGGAAGAAATGCGTATTCTAGAATCACCGTCCCGCGATAAATGGGCGGATCAATAATGAGGTCCGGTACCTGTCTAATTGCTGGAATCTCCTTAGAGTCTATTATACTACAAAGTAGTTTTGAAAAAAAGACAAACTTGAATGTTAAAAAATAATGGAATTGGACAATCAGCAGCGAAGCTCCGAACAGGAGAACGTTCAGAGATCATCCCCCCGAAGGGGAGTAGGGCAACTGGAAAAGCCCGAAATGGCAGGACTTTGTAACTGTATCTACGCTTTAAAAGACACACGAGATAATAAGATAAGATACATCGGAAAAACAGATTGCACTTTAAGAAAGAGGCTTAGGGAACATCTTCAAGATTCTCGAAGAATGAATACTAAAAATTGTAATTGGATTTTTGGACGTATTAACAAAGGGTATAATATTATTATGATCCCTCTTATGTGTGGAGTAGATACATTGAAATGGGAGAAACGAATTATTAGAAATTTACGCCGCAGGGGCTTCCAACTCCTGAATATGACAGATGGTGGAGACGGTGTTCCAGGACACAAACAAAACGAAGAGGCTAAAATGAAAAAGTCTATCGCGTTGTCTGGTAAAAAGAAATCACTTGAGCATATTCAAAAAATGCGCGCAGCTTTTAGTAAGAAGGTTTTTATGTATAGTAGATTTACCGGAGAATTTATAAAAGAATTTTCCAGTATAAAAGAAGCTTCTAAATCCATTCAGATGGATGGTACAGGGATTTCACGGTCTATCCGTAGAAAAGGTAATTGTGGGGATTATAGATTCTCTCACGAAAACTTGGAAAAATTATCCGTGAAAGTGAAGTATTTTAATCCTACTAGTGAAAATGCAAAATCCTAACAAAGAAGATATGATCCATGCCCTATAGAAATATAGGGAGACGCATGCTTGCGTCGGATGTGTGGAATTTATATCAACTCATCCGTGATATTAAGCGTGATGATATGGTGGTGTTAGTTATGGCACACACCGAGCCGTATGACGCTAATGGTATTACCCACTGGCGAACTATGACAAACGGCAAGAAACTTACCAAAATTAACCTGAACGCATTCTTGTCGTACAACCTTTATTCTAGGGTCACGAAAGGTGCTGATGGTAAAATGGAATATTCCCTGATCACGCAGAATGATGGCACTACCGAGGCCCGTTCAGTGATGGGAGTATTCGATGAAAAGATCGAGAACAATCTCGAATTTGTAAGAAAAACCGTCCTTGAGGCGGAAACTACGTAAATTAACCAAAGTATACAATGGCTTATCAAGCGAAACTATTCGCCGCGGAGATTGCGGCTGACAACCAAGGAGGCGGAATCAAAATCCCCGTTGGCCTCCATACAGACGGGTCCGTTATGTTTAACGGGCTTACAACGGAATCAACATGAACTGACATTAACTACGCCAATCAAGGTGGACGTAGCCTACATAAGCGCCTCTTTGCTCCAACAGGAGCTTCTCCGCTGGAAGGAGAGTCGATTACCGACGCAAAGAGCCGCGAGGAATCGAGAAACATAGGTCACATCGTACAAAACATGATGGCCGTGCTAGACCCAGCAGTGGTGGATGCCTTTGAAGCTTCAGATTACAAATCTTTTGTAGCAGGAGCAGCCCTTCTCTTAAATGAGAAAAAAGGAACAAAGGTTAATCTAAAGGTCATTCCAGATCGGAAAGAGCAAAAGTACCCGGATGTACCATCGTACGGCACCTACGTGGAACGCCACATTCCGGGAGGTGTTTCTTCTCTTAAACTCTCAAAGAAAGAGTTGGAGGCAATTTCTACTATGGAAGCAAATCGAGCGACCACAGCTACTGCTAGCGGAGCTATGAGCGCCGAGGACCTCACTAGTCTAGTGTAAATCTTAAATAGGGGTGCGTTTCTTTTGAGGCGCACCCCTTTATTGTATCTATGAAAGCTAAATTCATACAGGATTTGTTGCTAAAGTTGCAATCAGGAGAATGGTTATGGGAGAACCATCACTTAGAAGATCTTTTTTTAGTACACATTGAAACTTCTGACGTACACAACATACGTAAAAATGAAAAACAACTTGAACATGTCGTTTACCCAAACTGGGATAAATACGATAAATTAGCAAGAAAACCACACATTGTTGTACATAATCATCCTGGGGGTAATCTAGACCATTCAATCCCAGATTGGAAGTGGTTATCGGTACTACATTCTAGTTGGCCGTATAACTGTATGGCTTCCGTAATTGTTTCGCATCCTTGGAAAAGAGCTAATTTATACAAAATTACAAGAAGAGGAATAAAGTTCTGGTCTACTATCACTGTCGAAGAAGTTTACGCAGATTCAGAGATATACTTTGAAAAATATGACGACGCAGCGAGACTTGAAATATGTCGAACATTCCATTTAGATACATTAATGTAACAACTTAATGAAAGCTATAGACTATAAATATTGAAGGGACGTAGTGTCCCAAGAGGCTGTGTTTGAGTATTATTTAGGAGAGGCGGTTGTGCTAGGTAAAATGTATAAGTCTCCTTTGCGCGTAGACAAGCACCCAACCTGCAGTTTTTTCAAATCAGAAAGGGGTAAGTTGTATTTCAGAGATTTTGGTATAGGAAAGACTTACGATGCTATAGGATTTGTCCAAGCAAAATTCGGACTATCCTTTGTAGAGGCAGAAGCTAAGCTTAACAGAGATAAGCAGTACATGGAAAAAGTGCAGGAAGTATCTTCTGAAAAAGAAGTGGTAGTCTTCGATTTCGTACCTGATAAACTGGAAAACACTACCTATTGGGATACATTCAAGATCCCCCTGAACATCGCGGCAAAGTATTGTTTTTTAGCTAAGTCGGTATACAGAAATGAAACCTACTGGGCTCGGTCTACTAAGGCAAATCCTATATTTATATACAAATTTATTTCCGGGCATGTAAAAATATACCGACCGTTAGCGGAAAAATCGAAGAAATGAGCTGGAAATGCTGACGGTAAGGACGTGGGAGGATTCTTCCAACTTCAGAAAAGAGGCGTTCTATGCTTCATAACATCTTCTATAAAGGATGTTATGGTACTTAGGCAGCACGGATTTCCCGCCATCTGCTTCAACGGAGAAACTTATGGATTATCGGAGAACACAGAAGCGTCCAAGGTAATAGATATGTATGTTAAGATACTAAAGAGTCGATTCAAGTACGTTTGCTTATTTCTGGACGATGATGAGGCCGGGTGGATTGCTTCAACGGCCCTGGCCAAAAAGCATAGGATACCTTATATAATGACTAACAGTCGTTGCAAGGATATTTCCGACTATCAAAAATCGTTTGGTGTTGTCAAAACTTTTAGGCTCATCAAACATAAAATACGTTCACAATTCAAAATAAGTAATCATGTTCCGTTCTAGCAAAATCACCGCAACGCTGTTGTCTGTAATTCCCATTTTGTGGGCCACAGTAATTGCGGCGCTCCTTTTCGCTGTCCTGCAGACCATCAAGGTCGATATTGGCGGCAAACTCGACCAAGTTATCGAGAATCAAAACCAATCGAACACTTCGTACTCTGTGGAGATCGAAACTTTCGACCAAGTAAACGGTCGGTTGATCTACGTTCCCATCGAGAATGTGTCCCATTTTCCTACCGCCCAACGCGAATTCTACGCGCAAGTCACAAACGCTTTCGCGTCCTGCGAAGCCGGGACTGAATGCTTAGACTCAGTCCACGTGTGGCTGTTCAAGGATACTCCGAAGGGACCATACATTGTACGAGACACTGCTCTTACCCCCAATGAAACACGATAACTTGAGTCACCTTGTCCATAGTAGTTGGCTCACCAACGCCTCGCAGGCTTTCGACAAGTTTAAACTTGCTGTTGTCCCTACGTTGAATGAGGAAGCCAAGACGAAAGTAGTCTTTCCAGCCGTTCACAACATTTTTCGCGCCCTAAAAGAGGTGCCATTTGATCGTGTACGCGTTGTAATTATTGGCCAGGATCCTTACCACGATGCCGGATCTGCTACAGGTCTAGCGTTCGACAACCCAAAAAGCCAAAAACCCTCTCCTTCCTTGAGGAACATTCTAAGGGAGATCGCCTCTGACACAGGCACCCCATCAAAAGCAAACGAGAACAATCTTTCGTACATGGAGCATCTCCCTGGCCAGGGAGTGCTTTTATTAAATTCGGCCTTTACAGTGGAGGAGGGCAAGCCAGGATCTCATCTGGCGATTTGGGAACCCTTCTTCAAAGAGTTATTGACTTCTCTCAATAAGAGTCATACCCCTATTGTTTGGGTGCTGTGGGGGAAAAAAGCTCAAGCCCACAAATCGTTAATTACCAACCCAAAACACCACGTAATGGAGGGGGTTCATCCCTCGCCCTTCTCTGCCCGAAACGGGTTCTTCGGAGGGAGATTCTTCACACGTATAAACTCACTCTTAAATAATGCGATAGTATGGTAGTCGACAAAGCGACGGCGCTGGCATTGCCAGGTGCTGCCAAGATGTTCCTTGACCCGAGATACCCAGCCACTGGGTGCTTTTCTGGAACTAACATCAACCAGGATTTGGTGCGCAAATCCAAAGTGCACATTAATGACCCGCAAATCGTAAAACTCACGCAAAACAAACCAGAGCTTTTCCGGAAGCTCGAAAAACTTGGGTACCCAGTGCCTACTCACCAACCATTCGACAACCTACAGCGGAACGGTCTCTTTGACATGGAGGCCATGAACAGCATCGCCAGCAAGCCGGCTCGACTTCTGAACTCGGAGGAAACTATCGAGATCAACGATTTGGAAGATCTGCTGGCCAACCTGCAGAAATTTCGCGATTCAAACGCGGTAATTCTACAACCAAAAGTATTGGAGGGGGTGCCGGGATTCGCACAAGTGATTCCAAATGCTAACGGGCGAACGCTCGCACGCGGACAGAATTCTGTACGTGATGGAGTGCTCAGCACCAACATCCCTTCAGCCAAAGCCGAGTTTGTTAAGCTGGTAAAAACCATCGTTGACGATCTCGGATTAGATTACGCCCGTGTCACCATCTCCTTTGACAGTAATGGTGCTGTCGAGGTGCTCGATGTAGACACGAAACTGCGCCAAGCAGACATACCACCACTGCGCCAATACATGGATATTTTGGCGGCAAACACCAAACACCATGCGCCCACTGCACAGCACTTGCGGCGCAAACAAAACTGAACACAATGAATGGCTTAGAGCGCTTTGCGTCCGAAGCCCTTAAAAGAGCGGGGATACAGTTTGAGGAGCAGAAAACTTTTGAACTGTTCCCCGCTTTCCATACTCATAATACGGTTATCGAGAAGATAGGAAAAGGGCGGTACCTACGCATTAAGAAGAAGAACAATCAGGATATGGTATTCACTCCAGATTTTATAGGAGAGGATTGGATAATGGAAACAAAAGGTTTGCGGCGTCCTGATTTCGACTTGAGATGAAAGATTTTTAAATATCAAAACAAGGAAAAAGACTGGCTACTAATAATGCCGAATACGCAGATAGACGTGCTTGTAGCAGTAACTATAATACAAAAATGACAACAAGGTGAGAGAGAATTTGACGATAAACGAATATTACAAATCTACGAGACTATCAAACAGTCTATTAAAAAGTACGCAGAACCCAAGACTTCTAAAGCTGCACCGAGAAAGGCCCGAACTGTTCGAAAACGACGATTCAACGGCATTTAGAGTGGGGTCGGCTGTCGACTGTCTACTAACTTCTCCGGGAGATTGAGTTTCCGCATTCCGAGTGCTTGAGGTAAACAAACCGTATGGCTTGATGGGGACCTTCGTACAGAACTTACCCCCAAACCTTACTAGAGAGTCGGATACATTCGCTTACGAAAAAGCGTATTGGCGTTCGGGATATAAAATGTCCTTAGGCTGGGTGGTGGAAAGGTTCTGGAATACCAAAGATGCTGTAGACTATTACTTGGCAGTTAACAATTGTCCGGATGGTGTTACGTTATTATCCAAAGACGAATACGAGTCAGCCACAAAGGCAGTGGAATTAATTGTAGCTAGTCCTTACGCCTACTCCTATTTCTTCAAGGATAAAACACATCAGGAGCTGCTTCACCAGGTACCTATTTATTTCACTTACAAAGACCAGGAGTTTAAGGCCTTGCTGGATGGTATTAGAATAGACCATAAATTAGGTCTGATCGAACCTTTTGATTTAAAAACCACTGGTAAGTCAGTATACCAATTCAAGGATAGCTTCCTACAATATGGCTACTACACACAAGCAGCCTTGTACGAGTACGCTATACAACAACCTGAATCACCTGTTTACGAACTGCTAAATGAATTCAACTACAAGATAGCTGACTTTAAGTTTATCGTTTCGGAGACAAAGGTGTCTTCATATAATCCCGCGCTCATTTTCACTACAAGTGAGAAGGATCGCTATGCGGGATTACACGGTGGATACGTCGGCTCCACTTACTATAAAGGTATTGACCAGTTGCTAGAAGATTACCTATGGCACGTTAGTACTGATGAGTGGACTTATCCGCGTGAAATTTACCAAAATGAGGGGCAAGTCCCCTTAAATTTATTTTAAAGGAACCAATATCATGAAACTAAAATATTCAATAACCGCCTCTTTCTTGGCACCGTTGTTAAATCTTAAGGAAAAAGCGCCCGTCAACTTAGTGGGGCCGTATTATGAAGATACGTTTTCCGCGGATGCAACAACGGAGACCTACCGAGAATGAGGGACACACGTTCTAATGTTATATAACCAGGATCTGCCACAGATACTTTCGGAATACTTGCGTTCTTCCCCACATTATGTGGAGGATTACGAACCTACCTTGAAAGGTTATCGAATGTTTGTGTTTCAATTGCCGACTAATACGCTTGAGAAGTACGTGAAACCCGTGCTTGCAGGAGAGTATTCTAAAGCAGATAAAAAGGTTGTAGATGAGTTCTTCCCTAACTCGCCGTCCAGTCCACGGTACGGTAATAGACTTGTCTTTGAAAAAAGCGAGCTCTACAAGAGAGATTGGGAGGCTAAAATAGGAGTCGCCTTACCCGAAGGTGCCGAAGTTTGGCCACGACCTTTGCCACAAAGAGAAACATATGGATATATCAAAGACAACGGCGCGCCTGATGCAAAGCTTGACGAGGCAATCGACCAAGATCTGACAGCGGCTTAAGATCGCAGCTGACACGAATTTAGTAAGTAAGATTTCAGAGCACCCTTCTTTGGAGGATTTTGCTCTCTCCGTACTTGGGATCACAGAACAAGACCTCTTTAGGGTAGAGGAAGAAAAAAGGAATAAGAAGGAATATATCCGCAAGGTTATAGCTTCTTCCGATCCTTCATTCGGCCGTTTTATGACGCAAGTTTACGATTACCACCAAAGACTCCGCGAAAGCGGTGGTGGAGGGGCTTCCAAAAGCCTTTTAAGGATGACATCGAGGGCCGAACTGTTAGAAACCTTTCGGCAGAAGGTAAGTAAAGACAATTTTTCGCAAGAAGAGTTGTGCGAACTTTGCTTTATCCTGTACAAGATGTCAGTGCCAACGCGCCGCCCTTAATAAACCTCCTGGGTAGTAAACCCCACGACAGGACGTATCCACCTATGCAGGAGTAGCCACTCACTTTATTGTGTTATGTGCTACAGCACCTGTAAATAAAATCAAGTTAAGACCTAGCCTGTCTCGCTAGACACTGACAAGATGGTGCTCAAGTTGACTGTCTTAAGTACCTCGACAATTATCGCTAGTTAATTCGGCTGGAAGAGAATGGCCAGAACATCGGCTGTACGCATGTGCGTACTGGGGGTTCGAGTCCCTCCTGAGAATGAATTGTCGAATATCCCCACTGACTCAACGAGGAGTGAAATCTTCGTAAACCCCTATATGCCAGGTACCAGTATGTGGTCGGGTCAGATAAACAAGAAACCACATTTGAGCGTAGTGGCTCTCGCTGCCGCGCGACCCTCCATAGACCAAACATTAGCAAACTCACTTGATAAGGCTCATGGGCGTCCTTGTGTAGGAGCCTGTTCTATGGAGATTAGGCAGCAAAGTACAACTGTTGTAAACTAAACTTGACTCCCTTCGAGAGATTGGGTACTCGAGGCCATCCGTGGTAGGTTTGCAAGAGGACCAGTACACAAACACAAAACCCCCTTCTCGGCTCACGCTGGGTTGGGGGTTTCTTTTTTATATCAAAATCTAAACTTAAACTAACATGGGCACACCAGCTTCACAACAGTTCACCCCAACTCCGGAGAATCTTCGGAAGCTTGAGGAGTGGGATGGAAAATTAACTTTAACCAGCTACAAATGAACATTTTTTTAGAATTCATATACGGGGAACGTAGTAAGTGGGTATGCGCTGTATTGGTTGTGTTTATGCTCGCGTTTGAAATGGGGTTTCGTACTGGAGCTTTTCAACAACGCACTAAAGATTCCATGGATGTAGCAAGAATTGCGCTGTACTGCAGCATAAGTGAACCCATAGACAGTCTTACACTTACTGTACCTGACACAAGTTTATGGCCGCACGTTGGTATACTCACAAAAGCGTCTTACAAAACGCACGAAATGTTTTTGGATAAAGATAGTTTTGCTCTAGCGGAAATTTTACGTCGCGCAAAACTGACCACACACGCCCATATAGAAAAGGTTTATTATGAACCTTCTGATCTTGCACCTTCCATATTTCAAATGCTGTTGAAAAAATGAACATCTACAAAGACTTATTCACAAATGTGGCTTACGCCAACACTCAAGAAGAAAAATTGGCATTTGTAAACCATTTTGTTAGAGAGCTTAGAAAGCGTGGGCCGCATTGTGAATTAGTCTTTGATGCCGGCAAATGCGCTTTGTTACAGGCAATTCTAACAAAATTCAACTTTAAATTTGATTACATAGAATTGACTACTCGAAATTGTCGTTCTGTAATCGCAATCTTTGAAGTAAACGGACAAAAATAAAACAAAAAGGCCCTGCTGCATGACGCGGCGGGGCCTTAGTTTTTCAATATTGCCAGGGATTACCTGAGAGGGGATGGAGAA